GACAAACACATTGAGGAACTAATACCAACCGACTGGAGATTTAACAGTGCAGACTTTTCCATACCAGATCAACCAGGCTCAGTGCTGCTAACACGGACACCAGAACAAACAACAATCTGGCATAAACTCCTGAACGAGTCCGGTCTACCAGTAGATGAATTCGATATACCACTGTACATATCGGGACAGGGTGAAACCCTAGATGATGCAATCCGGGATGCCGTAGTTAGATGCCCGCCAGGAAAATTAACCTATAACCCAGAACAAAGCTGGGAGAAGATAGAATCCGCCGCCAAACTTGTAGAACAATGGTCAGTCACACAACCTAAAGAAGTACATCATGCCGTCTTAAGGATTATATCCGCAGCATTCAAGGAGCAGGCAGTAAAGGAAATCGAGGAGATACTAAATGGGTGAGACAGAACATACCCAACTAACTCCTGGAGGTAACAACCTACAACGAACGATAGCCGACTTCCTGCAACACGAGCCATTCAACCCCAAGAACATAGCACTAGACCGTATCATCGAGCAGACCATACAGCCAACATATACGCAAACTACACAAACAATGGAGGAAGATAATGCTTAGTTACCAAGACAAAATGGATATCAAACACACCGCATACAGACAGGCCATGATACAGGAAATCAGGTCCAGACTAACCCAAATACGCGCATTCTCCCACAATGCAGACCAAGACCTTAGCACTCTACCAGATAACATTGCCCAAATAGAAAACTGTCTGGAAGAAATCGAAGACCTTGCAGAGATACTCAACGCAATACCGACGACACGATCCACATCACCTGAGGATAAATCATGAAGTATATCTGCATAGCCTGTGATCCAAATAACCCATGTGAGTTAGTATGTTCTAATCTAGAGCGTCCAACTTCATGTCCGATACTGGCTACCAATCCAGAATGCAAATGGATGACGCTACTAGATGTAACTCTCGCCGTGGTATTATCAAACATGGAGGTAAAATAATGAGATACATTTGCATAGCCTGTGGTCCAGATGATCCATGTATACTATCCACCATAGATGAGACGCCGGTTACTTGTCCTATGAGATCACCAAACAAAAACTGCACCTGGATGACTGCCACCGATTTAACATATTACCTAACACAATGGATATCAAAATTAAACCAGGAGACCAGACAATGAGACCGTCACACTTAACCTGGAAACTACCACCTAGCTACAAGCAACGCCAAGCAATAGAGAGATTATCTAACCAACTATCCGATCTTGGTATAGAATCTCCTATCACCATGTACCCGAAAAACCGCACCCAAGCCCGGGACCTAATACACAAACTCCGATCAACAAGAAACACGATGAAAGGAATATAACCTAAACCATGATATGTCAAGCCGTAACCAGAGACAGTCAATGCGCTATGCCGTGTTATCATCCAGCCAAGTACACGTTCACCGACAGCACTGGAACCTACAACTTTTGCTGGCTTCACGGTACACTACTACTCAAGGAATGGGAAAACTTTCCCGTAACCATCACACTGGAGGACAATCATGATTGAACCAGAACTACAAGACGTTGAACTATCTACCCACTTATACTGGATAATTTCTGCCTGTGAAGTAGCATCCATAATACTGTACGGTAAATCCTTCTACCAACTAGACCAACCAGCTCAAGATAACCTATACGTCGCAGTATTCCACGAACACGTAATAAAATTCCACACATCGGACACCATCCATGAATAGGATAACCGAAACCGTGATAACCCTACTTATCTGCGGTATCCTGCTAATTATCCTAACCTCCCGGAGTACCATATGAGCCAGCCCAATCCTATACGTTTATCCTGTCCATCCTGTCATAAGGAATACCATAAACCATTCAGCATTCGGGATAAGTCATCCCACTATCCACGCTGCATAGTCTGGTCCAGAATAGCCCACACAAAAAAGATGTCCCGCCTATCAGAACGCAGAACATAAGGAGCACGAATCATGAAAAATAAATCACTCACCAATATACCAAACTCTACCATCACAAAACTAATCCTACCAGCCTGTACTGCTTGTACAAAACCATCGCACATATCCTGTCGTGACTGGAGGTACCTATACAAACAAAACTGTCCCGCACTGTCTGACATTTTACCATTCGAGGATATCACCCATGCCTAAAGCAAGATGGTCTATCACTGATGATGTTTTCCAGCGCCGTGCATTCATACTCACAGCCATATCCGAATATCCCAGCATTACCCGCATGGAGTTAGAAAAATTCATACCACGTGAATCATTCACGCTCCAAGAAGACCTAGTCTACCTACGCAAACATGGACACATATCCGCAACATCATATCATTCCCGTAATTCCATCAATGCACCAATAACCATCAATCAATACTATCTACTGGAGGATATGCCAATTCAGAAGTGATATATAATTCTGACAGATAGCTATGTATCACGCAAAATTATATTACTTTCACTACCACATACAGGAGATCACAACACCATGAACACTAACACTAATCCTAATCCCTATGAACAACTAAACAAAATATCCGCCGACGTATGCAACATCATGGAGGAGTTCAACCGTACTCATGGTCCACATCCGCGCGACGTACAGCGCCGTGCAAAAAAGGCCGCATACCAACGTGCACATCAATACGATCCAGCTATCTACAATAAAACCATACAACGCAAGGTAGACCGTATGAACAAAGTAACACGCCCACCAAAACCATCGCACTGTTCGCGCTGCAATCGAGCTTACAATCCATCCTCTACAGATGGTACTCCACGACGGCTAGTCTACTATAACAACAACTGGGTATGCATACGTTGCATGAGAGATAGTAAGTAGTATGTAATTATATATAGATTTATTATTATATATATAGCTATCTGTCATAAAAATATATCACTTTCACAACCATGAATAAACTTGAACCAACCTACACACTGGAAGACCTACCGTATTGTCGGGAACATGACAACCATACTGTCTACATATTCGGTTTGCATACAGGTGAACCAACAGACAGGGAAATATACCACCGCAAAATATACCGACACAATAACGGACACAATCCGCTAGCCATATCATTACCATGTCCGTGCTGCAACGGCACTAACACAGAATGGATTAGAGAATCATCTGGCTCATGGAGTATATGCTACTCCTGTGAAATTGCGTTTGATCAGTCTGAATACATCGACTTATCGGAGTGTGAGTAATGAAACCTACAGACATAATGAACTTCGGTAAATACAAAGGCCTGGTACTACAAGACGTAATGAACGATTATCCTGACTACATAGATTGGTGCAGGAAAAACATCAAGTGGTTTATAATAGAACAGCCACAACCAAAGGTAAACTATGAACTAATTGCAGCGGATAATGCGCCTCACACACTAGCCAAGTCAGGGACAAAAATTGCGTTAAAACTTACCGACTACATACCAGTAGGTAAATACAAGGGTCAACTTATAGCCAGTATAGCAATGAGTGACCCGTATTATCTACTCTGGTGCATACGTGCAGCTTTGTTTGCCGTGTCAGAGGATAATTACCTAACCATACAAGAGGCTGCATATCTGTACCATTGTTCTGAGCGAAACCGTAATCCAGAGGAGGACTTTGATGATTACCTTGAAACACAATGCGGAGATTAACCATGGCAAAACCTAACCTACGTGATAAGGTAATGTCTGAGCTAGGTGTTACTACCTACAAACAGGCACATAAGCAGAAGAAGCTAAGACCGAAGCAGTTACCAAAAACGCACGTAAAGAAAACCCCACTCATGAAATACATTGAGCTAGTAGAAGGACAGCCAATAGAGAATATCCTACTATCCGGCTCATTGTCTGTCGTATCCAAACGCTGTAATGTAGACCCAAGTACAGTCAGCAAATGGATAAAACGATTCAAGCTACGGTATTCTGCGGACAACTTACCATCCTGCACTGGTTGTACTCGCATCGGTCCGGCCTGCCAGTCTGGTATATGTTACATCCTAATTGAGATGGAGCTATATGACTTGATTGAATTAAAGAAGAAGGATGTACTTGATGGATAGCGGATTCACCGGATTAACTCCAGACGAATTGGAATCATGGACACCACCAAAAATCAAAAACATAATAGACAAAAATATACTACCTAAGCAAGGTATATTAGTCATCTATGGATCTGAAGGTACATTCAAATCCATGTTAGCTATGGACCTTATGTACCGCATAGCAACAGGACAACCATGGTTCGGGTTCAATACCGTTAGCAGTCCTGCATATTATTTCCAATCCGAGATATCACAAAACCTACTACAAGAACGATCACGCAAGTACCGTATAGGCAATGGTATCAACACATCCAAGTGCTGGTTAGCCACTGACCTATATACAAAAGTAGACAAAAGTTGGGGTACTACTCGTATTGAACAGGAACTATCCCGCACCAGACCGGATGTGTTAATCATAGACCCATTAAACAATTCCACATCAGCAAACCTAGTCAACGATTATGAGACAGGACAAATGCTGGATGTATTCAATCGCTGGAGACAAGCATTTAATTGTGCGATAATTCTCATACATCACAATCGCCAAGCAGAACATAAAGAAGGACAAGCATTTCACTACGGTACAGACGAGATGTTTGGTACTAGGATTAAAAAGTGGGCAGATACCATCGTGTATGTTGAGCAGGTTGCGGACAATGATCCTATCGTGGATTTGAAATTGTCCTTTGAAAAAACCAGACATGCAGAGTCAAAGATAAATCCAATAGATGTACAGGTAAGCAGAGATAATCTAGTATTCACCAGAAAATACGGAAAGGAGGTGTTACAGACTGCACGGTACAGTTGACATGTTATATATAATCGTGCTATACTAATATATAATGATCTTAACATAGGAGATAAAATATGTCAGAGTGAATGGTAGGTAAAGCATAGTCCAGATCACAAATACATCACCACAAAATAAACGGGAGGTTACATGGCACAGGAATTAACTCAAGAACAAGTCCTTGCACAACTCAAGACACGTGGATTCGAGGAAGGATTTCAGCGCACACCGTTGCGTGAATTCTGGGGGAAACTGGATAATTATACCGGTGAGATGAGAGATGGAAACAACGGCTCCTATCTGGTAGTACTGTACAACTTCAGCGAGGTTGAGGTTCTGCAATCCAGTGAACCATATGTATCGCCCATTGCGCAACTGGAAATCCCGCACTCCGCACGGGCCAAATCCAAAATGGGGTACTGGGGAGAATCCATTGACAAGATCATCAATGCTGGAGTACCGCTCAACGTACCGCAAGAAGAAGTCAAAAATCAAGACTATCTTATCGGTAAGACCGGACGCTATATGCTGACTCCTGGTAACATGATCTGGAATGTGACGGAGAAGGCGGAGAAACCTGTTGAATGTTGGAAGCTGATGGAACTACGCGGAGTAGGTACACCATCAGTTGGTAAACCTACACCAGGCACTGCAACTCCTGGACCTGCTAATCCAGCGCAGTCATCGGTACAGGTAGCACTCAGCCTGTTGAACGGTAAAACAGAACAACAGTGGCATCTTGAGGTATTTGCCAATCCGATAGTGAAAGCAGATTCAGGTTTGGTCAATAACATCATCGGACGGAAATTCATTCCACCTCTTGAAGCTGCTGGAATTCTCACCAAAAATGAGGCCGGTGTCTATACGGTAAACCAGTAACACCATAAACCACAGTGTAATAACTTTAGGGCCTGTGTGGGAATAGAGATAGAGGGCTAGTCATCAGGCTTAATCTCAACCTGGAGGACACTACTACCCACCAGGCCCTAACATATTGGAGGATAATCATGACGCTAGAAAATTTCATATGTACAGATAAACAAGAAATACCAGTAAGTGAGTGCCTAAAATCCTGTCGACTCGGACAACGCTGTCAAACCATACCATACCTGCACCTAGCAGCGGAGGAACGAATATGGACTGGAGTAGGCAGTACCACTCAACTACTGAATGGTACTATGTACTCCTACCTCAAGATCACCAAGCCATATTCCATAGACCCGGATAGTATGGCATTTGCTATACTCGGAACCAAGTCGCACCAATCATTGGAACTCAAGGCTAAGGAGCTTGGTCTACCATCAGAATTGTCCGCCACGGATGACGGTAGAAACGCAATCGACCTGCTACAATATGAGGACGGTAAGTTATCCCTAATTGATACTAAAACCTGGGGCTCATTCAAGGTAGCCAAAGCTCTGGGCATTGTTGAAATTGGTAAGAAGCCTGATCCATCTGGGGCGAGGTATCAAAAGTCCGGCAAGTGGGGAGCAGCAGGATCACCGAAGATGATACCTGCATATATGACGGTTTCCAGTTCAGCAGATAACTGGGAAGCAGAGATGCAGTTAAACCGATACCGCATCATGATAGAGGATAAAGGTATACCTATCCATGACATGAAGATACACGCCATTGTCCGTGACGGTGGGTTAATGACTGCCAAGCAACGTGGAGTATTAAGGAATACCTATCTCATACCAGTAGAACGTATAGACGACAACACTATACGAGAATACTTCGATCTCAAACAAGATGAACTACAGACCGCAATCAAGGAAAACTACTGGCATCAACCGTGTTCCGAACGAGAAACATGGTCAGGTGTCAAGTGCAAGAGTTATTGCCCGGTAAAATCCTATTGCCAACTCGGTGCTCTATATCCACAAACAGATGGAGGTGAATAATGTTTATCACAATCACGGTTGAAGTGCACAAGGAACAATTTGACTACGGTGATCCAATGGGACGGACAGAGTTAACCTTAAACATAGATGACTGCTGTAATGATTTTGACGAATTAGGATCATGCACACATATTATGCTACAAGCGGCAATTGCACGGTATCGTGTAGCTAGGTTAAATATGGATATAGATGCCGCAAAGGAGGAACCAGCTTGATAACCATAATCTGGGGAGAGGATAAATCTTGCAAAAATACCTTAGCACTGTCGTTTCCAAAACCGCTTATTGACATGGAGTTGGATATAGGAGGATTCCGTAGATCATGCAGGAATTTGCCAAACCTGCCAATCAAGGACTGGTATGATTCCGGCCAGATCAAGTTAGAGCAGTATGTCATACCATTTCAGATGACGAAAGATGACATCAAAGCAGTGCGTCCGACTAAGCTGGTAATCGGTATGAGGGAGCTGTTCTACAGTTTTGCCGGTCAATTCATTAAGCATATAAATGATCCGAATGTATCCAGCATTATGGTAGACACCGGCACTCTGTTATATGATATTACCTGTCAAGGATACCTACAAGAACTACAGGAGAAACAATTACCACTCAGGCCAGATGGTAAAGGTAGTGACAACAAAAACCTACGATTACAGCTGTTGCCTATTGAATACCGTGAACCGTATATCCGAATGAGGGGGTTTGCATACCAGGCCAAGGCGCACAACAAGCACCTCATAGTTACGCACCATGCATCGGATGAATACGGACTCGTCAAGATTAAAGGTGAACTAACTGAAGGTAAGACCGGCAAGCGTGTGATGCACGGATGGAACCAATGGGGAGATTCGGCTGATATAGTTGGCAACACGTACTGGGATAAAGTAGAGAAAAAACCATTCTTCAAAGTAGAACTGGCCGAGGTAAAGGAACTCGAAGGCATGGTCATAGAAGAGCCATCATTCGACAAGCTAGATATGCTGGTTAAATCCATGCGTGGTGAGCTATAGGAGGTGCGCCATAATTTTCCGTGATGTATATGAACCGCTGACCATAGAGGAGTTAATCAGTCAGTCAGTGCCGTGTACCATGAAAAACCTCAATCACGAACTAGGCATAGCTGACTACATGTGGTTTGCCTGTGACGGACATAGGATTCAAGTCGAACGTAAACAAATAGATGAGGTACTAACCAACATGGATTCTGTGGAGGAACTGCTTAGCCGGGAATTATCCAACGGTATAGAAGAAACTATACTCCTAATCGAAGGGGATTGTGAACCAATACCCGGCATACGGTTTGCTACTCAGTCATGGAAACTAGCTCGTGGTGGTAAGGTAATGGTTCCGTCGCATAAGTACAATGTATCGTATAAAGGCTATCAGGCATGGCTATACCAACTAGACAAGGCAGGTGTTACAATTGTTCGGACAGCGCATTACCTTGCCACTGCAATAACTCTGGTTGCTATGTATGAGAGTTCACAGAATCCAGCACATCAAACACTACGTCGGTATATCAAAGACAAGATAACAATAAAAGATTCCAACCCGCACGTCATAACACTCATGGGAATAAAAGGTGGAGGATGCGGGGAAGAAATAGCAAAGGCATTGATAGATCGTTACGGTACAGCACATTACACCTTGACCCAGAATGTGGATGATCTGGCTGAAACTCTGGTAGGAGATAAACGTCTTGGACAGGTTAGGGCTAGGAAACTACTCAAAGCATTTGGGAGGAATGTATAATGGAGCGTAAGGAAATACTCCAACGAGCGTCGAGTGATGCGGAACAATTCCGTGTAGGTGGGTTACAGTTCATAGATAGTATTATGATCAAGAATGTTCCAGAAGATAACATCATCAAAGCAATGCGCTGGTCAGTATCTGACAGACTAGCAGAACAGTTGATGGAGAAGATAAACAAGATAAAGCCGACCAAAACCATATACGGCATAGAGTTGAGGGTAGACCTGGTTGTGTTTACTCCGGATGAATTACGCACCTACGTGGAATCAATATTATCCACAGCAGGTGAAGCATGACTAGGGAATTTGCTCCAGACATACCACGTACACCAGAAGGTTGGATAGACATGCCCAGTGACACACAGTTGAGGAAAAATCTATTCTTCCCAGATGAGGTGATGAATCATCCAGCCAAGATGAACCTTCACATGCAGACGGCTATTATTGATTATGTAGCTAGTCCAGGTGAAACCATGATGGATCCATTCGGAGGTACAGGATCACTAATGGTTGCGGCACTGCATGAGGTACGTGTCGTACTGATAGAGATTGAACATGGTTACCACGAACTACAAAAGAAGTCAGTGGCTAATCTTGAACGGTGGTTTCCTGGCAAAGGACAACTGGTTACCTTAATTCAAGGAGACAACCGATTCCTGATGCCGATACCATGCGATCATGTGTGTACTTCACCCCCATACGCATCGGCGATGAAGGTAAAGAATGTACGTACCAAACGTGAAGACGCTCCAGATAACTGGTTAGTAGACATGGACAAGCAGATGTCGGAGTATTGCAAGTCTGAAAGGAACATATCTAACCTAAATAGTTTTCTATACACCAGAGCGATGGAAAAAATCTACACGCTATGCTACCAATCCGTACGTCCAGGAGGTACAGTAACAATCAATACGAAGGACCGAATTGAGAATGGTAAACGGGTGTACCTCAGTGAGTGGGTATGTCGTGTATTCAAGCAGCTTGGTGCGGAACAGGATAGCTGGCATAAGTTCAAAGCTATGGGGTCAGGGTTTACCAAGATAGCCAGGAGTCAAGGAAAAAACACTGTAGACCAGGAAGATGTGATCGTGTTTAGGAAACCACTATAACACATGGAGGTGTGCCATCTACTTCGAACATGATGATATAGACAACTTCTACTATCTTGGATCAGAGCCATTTACAGATAGTACATACCAGCAATGGCTTGAGTCGGAACCAAAACTAATAGCAGTAGATACCGAAGGAGTATCACTTAAAGAACGCATTGCTATTGGTATTGGTATTGCGTCATCGCCAACCTGTGCGTTTTATTTTCCACTGTTCCCAAAACAGTCGACGTCTGTACCATGGCATTTGTTACGTGATCCAGATGTGCAGAATATTTATCACAATGGTCTGTTTGATTTGGATTGTCTATCAGAATATGATCCACAACATACGATACACGATACCAATGTAATGTCTAGGTTGATGTGTCACCGCTCCAATACGTTGGTAGATTTATCATACCTATATGGAATTGAATGTCCGAGTACAAAAATCCTACTAGATGAGTACAAAGTCAAACTGATGACTGGAATACCAGAACCTGTAGTAGCTAGACATTGCATGCTCCATGCTATAGCTACGTTGCAACTGTTTTATAAGTTCTACCCGAAAATTAACCACACCTACTACCAAGCAGAAATGGCTACGTATCCGGTCATGCTGAAAATGTCTGAACGTGGAATACTGATTGACCAGGAAGAGAGGGAGAGGATAGAGTATTGCCTGAGTGAGGATGTAAAAACTGCTGAACATGCATGTCTGGATATTGCGGCGTTTAATCCAAGTTCACCGCAACAGGTGAGCTACGTGCTAGCTGAACGTGGTGCGTATAACGTGTTTAGCCGCTTGCCATTTACAAAGGATAAGTACGGTAGAAAAACCACAAAACTATCCTCAGATGTGAAAGTACTGGAAGCGATGGATGATCCACTAGCACAATTGGTACTGTCTTACCGACAGAAGAAGAAACTTCTAAGTACGTATGTGGTGCCTTGGAAAGGATCAGACAGAGCAAGGACATTATACCATCTAGATGCTGCAACAGGTCGGCCATCATCCACTGGTGGAACGGGTGAATTCCGTAACATGCAGAATATACCGGGCATGTACGCCAAGACCGGAGAACTAAACGACTACAATTGTCGTGGTATGTTACTACCAGATTCGGGGACCTGGACAGATACGGACTTCAGCCAGGTAGAACCAAGATCATTGGCATACCTGAGTGGAGACCGTGAGATGCAGTGGATTTTCAGTCAGCCGAAGTTCTTACCTGATGGAAGCAAGAACCCGGATGCAGATATTCACGGACAAGTCGCTACGTTTATGAATGTACCACGGAAGGTAGGGAAGGTGATTAACCTCTGTGTGCCGACAACTACGCAGGCATTGACATTAAATGGATGGAAATATCACCATGAACTGCATGTAGATGATTTTGTGCTTGGTTACAGTGCAGAAGTAGAATCCTATATATGGACTAAGGTAGTATCTGTGATGGAACCAAAAAGAGCCGAATTGCTGCGATTTGGTAATGCACACACACAATTAACATCCACTGCTGGACATAGGTGGTATGGAAAACAACGTCATCATACCTCAAATAAAGACTACTACTCTAACGAAGTAAAAACTCTAGCGACTATGAATGCAGAGTTTAATATAACTCTAGCATCTTATATGGATCAATCCATGCAGATATTTAATACGGGACATTTAAGTAACGTAACAGAAGATGAGGCATCATTAGTTGCATGGTTATACACAGATGGACACATAGGCAAACAACAAAGCGCCGCATCTATAGCACAATCAAAGCAACCACAAATACAACATATACGTGAATTGCTGAGTCTTGTGCCACATGTAGAAGATAAACCTAGAGATGATGGGGTAATTGTATGGAGGTTGGCATTTCCATGGACTAGAAATTTCCTAGTTAGAGTCGGAGCATGGAATTCTGAGAACTTAATTAAATTTGTACTAGGATTGCTGCCGCATAGTAGAAGAGCATTCCTACATTCATGTCTGGAGGCTGAGGGATGTGTATCAGAGAATATGAATACATGCGGTAGAATAAGTAGACAAGTATCCATGTACCAAAATTCTGGTCCGATACTGGATGCCATGCAGTTAGCAGCTTCTTTGGAGGGTTACTTCACAAAACAATTACCGCATCCAAATAAACAATATCCGAATGGTACCAATAAAATAATACGCCTACGCAAACCTACAATATCGTGTCAGAAATTACAGATATATGATGCGTGGACAGATTATGTATGGTGTATGCAGACTGGTGTAGGCAGTTGGGTTGCACGAGATGTAGATAATCAAATATTTATAACTGGTAATGCCATGACTTATGGAGCTACTGATGAAACACTGATGGAAACAGCAAAGATTAGGGATAAACATAGGGCGTCAGAGTTACGAATCATGTGGGGCAGGAAATTTCCACAAGCTATGGATTGGATTTTGTCCGTGCAAGAACAGGCATTACGGACACGGACGTCATTCTCCGCATTTGGTAGACCAATGAGATTACCGTCACGTGATGAGGAAAACGACGCAGCAGTGAAGAGGAAGGCAGTCGATTTTCCGTGCCAATCAACGGCAGCGGATATACTCAAACGTGGTCTGGTTGAGTTGGATAAACGTGGTGTGGACTTAGCACTTCAAATACATGACGAATTCCTCTGCGATGGATATTATCCAGAAACATTGTTTGAATGTTTGAGGAATATCGGACCATTCGATACGCCGTTCGAATTAAACTATTATAGCAGGTGGCAATGATGGTAGTTGATATGCCGGACATGGCACTTGGAGCGCATAAGTGTTGTAGGTGTGGTGGAGTACTAGAAGCACAACTTTGGCCAGCAAGTAAGTGTAGATACTGTGGCATGGAACCGTTATGCGTAGAATGCTGGTTTGAGCATGAGGAAATTTGTAAGGAGAGTTAAGGATGAAGTATATATTTAGATGTAATAGTTGCATGTCCATTAAGGAACTGAAATTCACGCCATTACGTGGACCTCATGATGATACCTGTCATCCATATCCACACAAGTTTGAGGTTGAGCAGAGGATAATGGACGAACATACGGCAAATTGTCCTATCTGTGGTAAACCTGCACAAAGAGTATACACACCAATTACACACTACTTCAATGATTGTCTGTATCACATGGACGGTAGCAAGCAGGACTCTAGTGAGTTACCCACTGTATATGGTGGGATGAATAAATTCTTTAGCGGATTTTAAGGAGGTATAATGGATAAACAGTATGATACAACAATACGTGGCATGGAGAACATTAAGTGCGGAAAGTGTGGGCTAACCTATAAGGATAAGGGCGCATTCCAACGGAGTGGATCATGCGGCGCAACTTATAAAGGATATACCTGCACACGGATAAAAGGTCATCGCGGAGACCATTGGGCGTGCGGACTGGATAAACAAGAAGAACATCCGTGCAAGGTATGGAGTCGCTAGCTATGCTGGTTGCCGAACAGAAGTGCTAGCTACCCTACGCCTGTATTCGGATTTAGTTTCCAGCACACGGCGAAACTCATTCAGCCTCGACTGTGATTCTGCGCGGTAACGATCACTCAGGATCATGGACCCCTCAGCAGCTTGTTGATATAACCCGGCCTCGCTCAGGTAACGATCAATCTGGGCAAGCCGGGTTTGTCCTTCTCCAATGCAGGAATTGACTTGTCCTATTAGTGCCTGAGCTTCGGCAATGAAGGTATCCCCCATAGCTGTCCAGCCAGATGCTTCCTGTACATAGGATAGTAAGGTATTTAACCTGGCCTGAACTTCCTGTGCATATCCCTGTGCTGCGGATACTCTGATCTGTGCTATGTTAGCGCGAGTTCTGGCATAGTCTGCATAATGAGATGGGACGGTTGATCCACCAGTATTTAACGCGTTGATGGTAGCAACACCAGTATCCAGTAGTGGTTCTGCTCCGGTAGTAGCTTTATCCAATGAGGTGGTATTGACTAGACCTAAAGCTGAGGCAACGGCATTTTGTGCGGTGAATATCTTTGTCCGCAATTCGGCAATGTTGTCCGTTATAGCGGCAAGTATAGCTTTGGTATTATCCGTAGTGCCATTGGTTTCTAGGTACAATGCTACCTTTGTTAGTGCTATGTCTATTTTACCGGTGGTGGCGGTTAGCAACGTTGCTGCTTTGTCTAGTGCTGTAACTATGGCTGTATGCACGGCTGTAGTAAGCCCTAGTTCAGTTCTCAGGCTGGCTAAGTCTGTTACGGCCTGTAGTTCATACTGTAATGCTTCTATCTCTAATGCATACCCTGCTGCTCCTATCAATACAACCTCATCCAACAGTTCTGGGTAGCTGCCACTACCTACTGAGGTTGGCGGCGCATGTCTGGCTTCATAGTGTATGGCTAGATGGTCTTTATTGTTTATCGCTGTTTGTCCTACTCCCTGACGTTGTGCGGTGATGGTCAACCTATTGCCCCAGATGGAGTAACCAACTGATTGTTCGGGTATTTTGCCGACTGGGTAGACTACCTTAACTACGCGGATTAGGTCAGGGATAATATCCGATATATCAATGGTGACCTGGTCTTTGAGATATGTGGCATAGTAGGTTGTACCTTCAAGCATGGTACCAGTGCTGATGATCTGTATCTTGCCGTTAGTATAGTCCATGTGGTAGTCAGTATCTTTGGTGTACTTGGTGCCGGTTTTCAGTGCACCGGAATAAATATACTCTGAATCCGGCTTGATGGGGTAGGACAGCTGTACCCATAATGTGCCGGCATCGGTACCTAAGTTCAGCACGTCCCCAGCACCATTACCACTAATGGCGTTCATCTCAACTTCGGTAATTGTGTAGAAGTATATCTTGCCGGTCTGAGTTTTTCCTCCTCTACGGTAGAATCTCTCTTCCACGTATTTACCTTCCCCATCTGTACCTTTGATAATGAGGGTAAAGCTGGTGATGGAGTCGTTGGCGTCAGTGATGGTTAGCTTAACCGGACGGGGAACGTCCATCCATTTTGTGGCTAAGGTGGCGGTGTTACCGGCAACTACGGCGGAGATATCCCAGGCAGCGACTATCTTGTCTGTATCGGTAGCCGCTGGGGTGGTGAAGGAATCATCAACAACGGATTCAATCCAGGTATGCTCGTATACGTATTCGCGGGGAATTTTCCTGCTTAACACATCTACTGCACGTTCTATGCAACGTGTACCTTCTGCTGTGGATATTTCCGTATTTAAGGTCATCTTGAGATCAGTGCAGAGTTTACCAAGCATCTCGGTTAAGTCCATTATACACCTCCACGAAATAGGGCTATTAGTGCGGATAAGGTAGTGCCGAATCCGGCTCCGATTTTCTTTATCCAGGATATGTCGGATTCTAATTTGTCCAGACGTTTGCAGTTTTCTTCCATAACTAGTTCGCCAGATTCGAGACGGTTTTGAATTCTTGGCAGGTCATCTTCCCTAATGGCGTTTACTCGTTCGTCGATACGGATTAGTAACTCATCACGTTCATGTTGATCCATGCTGTCTCCTTTACCGTTCAATCCAGTTTAGATACAACTGGGCTTTGTTGGAGTCTCCTACCGCGGTGAACTTCGCTGCATAGGTAGTACCGGATTTAAGGACAAATTGATTTTCCGCACGATAGCTACCGCCTTCTATTTTGCCACGCTCCCCCCAGGCATAGCGAGTCCATAGTGCAGTACCGCCAGCTAGATTGGTGACATTTGCCAATAGGTTGTTGGTAGCAGAAAATGCTGGTGTTGTGGTTTTATCCTCACCTAGTATAGATATGACATGAGACTGACTTCTCTCACGGTTAATGATTGGAATCAAAGTGCCGGTATTGGTAGTCCATGTGGGGCCCTCGATTAGTTGACAATAGCCACCAACTAGGGTGGTAAATCCTACCCACATGTGGGTTTGACCTTCCCGTAGACATACCCTGAATACTATGGTCAGGGTGTCAGTATCGGACATGGTGTCGTCAGTTACTTGGGTGGTGAATGAATGTCCTTCGTGGGTTTCATATTCCAGAGAGTCGATGATTACCAGGCTGTTGTTTTTACCTTGCGGGAATAGCTGGTCTAGAGTCTTGACCTTGCCGAATTTGTCTAGGTATTTAATCCTAATACTCATCGACATCCTCCGCATCTACTGGTTCATCGGATAAACTAGCCAGATGAAGTGTGCTTTGTCCGGTTTGGATAATAACCTGTCTTAATAACTGGGCCAGTTCGGAAAATCCATCCTGTAAAACTTCCTCCACTTTCACGAATACGCCTCCTATCACATGCCAGGTGGTGGAGTCACACACTACCTGGATGTATTGGTACTGTAGTTGTAATACTACAGTGGATTGTCCATCTATCAGGTCATTTGTTTGTATGGTAACGGCATGGATACTGGAATCAACTTTCTTGATGAAGTAGTACCGACCATGATTGCTAGCTGAGGTGGGTAGAGACACTACAACTGGACCGGCTGATGCGTCCACCAGAATTACTGCATAAGTACCGGCGTTGTAATTTGTTGTGATTTCTGTATTACCATATATGTTGGTTACGCTCAGGCCGGATATGCTGTTTGGAGGTACAGCAGTACGTCCAGATGACATGTCAGGTTGAGGTATTACAGCCGGACGACCCTGTTTGTTGGGATAGAATTCCGGTGACTTGCCTGAATGTGGGCCACCGCTATATGGTACGGTCATGGGTTTTTCTCCTTACCAAACTGAGCACGGATATCGTCAAGAGTTAGTCCGGCGTTTAGGTATTTCTGTACCTGCTTGGAGGATAAACCAAATTCACGCTGGAATACTTCCTCAGCTTTATTGTATAGCTTCACAGATTTGGGTGAGTCATCCCAAGGAGTTAAGGCTTGCCATGCCTTTTTGGCTACGTTTTCGGTAAAATCCTTATATACACCAATAGTCTGACCGCCGGATTCTTTCCACGGTGTTAGTGTTTGCCAGAGTTTATTTCCTTTATCCTTGTCACTTAGGTATGTTCCAGGACGAGCCAGATCTTCTGGAGTTAATTCACGAATTTCGCCGGATGGTCCACCCCAGATGGTAGGAGCATTCACGTTTATCTGCTTCTTAACTTCCTCTGTCACTGCTGGGTCAGGTTCGTTCTTAATCATGGGGACTGGACGAGTAGTCCATTCCGGCATACCGAATTCTGAGGTAACACCGCCGATAACTAGTTCCAGGTTGTAGATGCGGTTCATGCGGTCATAACGGTGGATAAGATTAGTAATTGTAGATATTAGTCCTGAGGTTGATGTAATTTGATTAGTAGTTAATACAAGGTAATTATCGGCCGGCCGGTGATCTACTCCCAATAAAATTGCTACGTCTCCGCGTACATGATTCCACACAAGCAACCCACTACCCTGAACAAAAATACCAGCACTGTTATCAACATCTATCCTGACATTGATATTACCATCAAGTGCTACATCTACTGTGTAGGTATTGAAACCCAATGTACCATTGGAACCGTGGGCTACCATGACAAGGCGCCCTGTGCTAGAATCCGTACATAATAAAAACGTTGTACTTCCAGTAGAGTTACCACAGCTTAAATCGGTTTGCTCAATAAGGGTAATGGTACCGTCATCAGCAAAGGTATATGTTCGTACTTTATCACGGCAAACACTAAGCCAGATATTTCCAGCAACATTAACCCAATTACGCATACCCAAAGCGGCACTATCAAGTGTAACAAAGGAACCAAGTAAAGCCATTCCCACTCCAGTTAGTGGTATATTAACTTGCCTAATGTATAGTGGATTTCCTGAGTTTTTACCAATCTGCACTAAGTAACGAGTCCCAGTAAGGTATTGAAGTCCTGTGTAATTACTATATCCTGCTAGATCAGTAACCTGAAAAAGCTCGATAGAGGTCAGTGTAGACCCATCTGCTGCTACTAATACTGTCCTAATTCTAGGAGTATCAGCAATTCCTATTCCGTGTTGGTAACATACGGCAATAATAGGAGAAACAACACTGGCATCTATAACACAAATACTTATCCGACCATCCTCTCCCACATTGGCATCGTAAAGTGCTAAAGTTCCTGCCAGTAAGGTTAATACGCCGGCACTGGTACAACTAAAGGTTCGCAAAGTGCCGTGATAAGCTGATCCCGCAAATGTTCGGTTATATATATAACGGACAACGTAAATATCTCCTTTTATATGGGCTATATATACCTCACCAAAAGCATTAGTATCTACTGTTATAGTGTTGATAATGCTTGAAATAATTCCAGCATTAGTCACTGAGAAGGAGGATATCTTAGTATTACCTGAGGCATCAGCGTAACCAATCAGGACCATTCCAGATGTACCTACCATACATAAGGTGGCTTTAGAATATATGGCAAAATCAGAACTAGCACCGGCAATAGTTTTGGTATCAAGAACTGATCCAATATCACCATACGCCATAATTATATCCTCATATCTACCACTTTTACGCGATCATATAACTCTAGTCGGCAATCATGAAATGGCAACAGTACACGGCCACCAGATGATTCAGCTTTGATTCTGGTTAAAATGGCATCAGCACGGGCATTGGCATCTTCTGGTGTACGGATATTGCCGTCAGTAAATACCTCGATGACTTCGAAGTATTTGTCTATCTCATCCTGATCTTTTGCCGTACCTGGGATGATCTTATATTCTGGTGTGTTCCATTCCCCGCTTGGGTCTTGGTTGCATAGGATTAGTATGCTGTTCGGTTCAAGTTGTCCTATTTGGTGGTCGAATTCGTCAAAATATGGGTCTTGATCGGAGTAATAAACTATATCCGCGACATCGTCTTCTGTGCGGTAAACTGGCTGCATGACTGTGCTAGGTCTGCACCGTAAATAGCTCTTGGTCATCCAGATTAGTCGGTACAGTACTGATGCACCTGCTTCATAGCCACCTTGGCCGATAGCGAATACTGGATGGAATACATCAATCAGGCCGTCACTGTCGGATACTGGTGTCCATGTCCAGTCAAGAGATTCAACGGTAAGCTGCATTATTTCCTCAATTGTGTGGGTGGCGTTGAATAGGTTGGAATATGGCGCAGATGATCCGGCTTCGGACCAGGTAACTGTACCATCATCTACTGTACCACTCAGTGGCCAGGTTGGCTCAGTCTCACCAGTAACTCCAGCAACTGTGCATTCGTAGTAATGTCCATTCGGTACTGATGGGGTGATGTATTGGCCTTCTACTGCTACTGTTTCTGCTTTCCAACTCACTACGCCGGGAAGTATTTTCTCCATCCTCAGCCTGGACCACATACCTTCTGCGTAAATTTGATATATGCGTTCCCCACCTTTGCTGGTCTTCTGTATTGACTTAACCCAGAGTGTGGCGGTAAGGACGTAGTCATCTGCACTACCACCATGAGCAGTGGAGTCGTAGCCGTAACCTATTTCAAATTCACAGCCGGTCAAGTCAAGGTCATCGAGTGTACCGTCACGATTGGAGAGACCAATTACTGCACGCTCTCGGTATGGTTCCTCATGATGCTCCAGATATAGCAGACGTGAGGAATAATCCGTATCATCTATGTAAATGTGGATGTACGGTATTTTGCTGACATCCGACTGCGTGTCAATCAGCGCCTGGGTAATGGTTACATCTGCTACAGTTCTCATTTGTTATTTTCATGTATAGCCCGTATACGTGCTCCAGTTAATACAGTATTAAACGCCAAAACCATGCTTATCATACCATTAAAGTATAATCCATCACTACGTCTAGCTCCGAGTATAAATGGAGATGCATTATCAACATTAGCACTAAATCCACTAGTGTTTGCCTGTAGGATACCATTAACATACATCTTTATACCGCCAGAACCAAACACAACTGCAATGAAATACCACGTATTATCCAACTCATTATCAGATACGATAGAAGCTGAA